GCGCGGTGGGTTTTTCTTGTGAAAATATATTCATTCCCGTATTGACACGGATATTCGTTCCCGTATAGAGTGCGCTCCATCAACCCACCGATGGAGGCACCCATGAGCATCTGGAATCAAACCTACCGCCACCACGCCATCAAGGGCCTGCCCGACCTCGCCCTGCTGACGGCCGTCAATGAAGACACCAGCAAGCGCTGGCTGGTCGCGGAACTCAGAATCACACAGCGTGCCGGAGCGATCGACCCGATGGCCGCCGCCACGCTCACCCCAGCGCAAATGCGCGAACTCGGCGCCATGCTCATCGCGCAAGCGCGCCGCGTTGAGGACGAGCTGATACCGCTGCTGCACCCGGAACCGGAACTCATCCCCTTCCATCTCTATCACGAGCCCGAAGAGGTGGCGGCATGACCCGCCACAGCCCGCACCAGCAGCTCGTCGAAGCGCGCCAGATCGCCCGCGACCACGGCATGGTCCTCTTCGAGAAACCCATCGAGCCCGGCAAGATCAGCTACATCGTCTATCGCAAATTGCCCGACGGCCGCAAGACCTTCCTCGGCAAGCGCGGCACCCCCGAAGGCGTGCGCGCCTACATCGCCAAGCTGGCCAAATTCCACTAGGCGCCGCCATGTCGACCATCCTCCCCCACACCGGCCTCACCCTGCTCGAAGCGCACCAGGTTGCCCGGCGCGCCGGCATGTACCTCATCGACAACGGCACCGGCGACGTCAAGGTCTCGCCCATCATCCCGCCCGGCTGGCGCGAGATACCGATCCGGGTCAAAGTCACCGCGCCGAATCGTGGAAACGTATGCACTACCGAGCGGGCGGCGGCATGACCCGGCAAGAGGTCCGCGCCTACGGCGCCACCCTCGGCGGCGCGCTCGCCTTGGTGATCCTCATCCTCGGCAGCATCGGCCTGCTCGACCGCCTGGAGCGCGACACCGAAGACCGCCTCGCCTACCGCCAGTGGGTCGCGGACGCCTGCATTCCCAGCCGCGGCGAAAGCGCCATCGCCATCAACGAAGGCGGTAAGCTCAAGTGCACCATTTACAGCCAGCGCGGCTACGGCCTCGCTACCGAAGTCGTCAGCGCCGCTGTCATGGAGGTGCCGCTGTGAGCCGCCCGCCCATCGCCCGCGACAAGCTGGTGCGGCATATCTGCAGCCTCGGCAACGACAAGAACGGCAAGCCGATCAGCATCCGCACCGCCGAACTGGCCGCCGCCTGCAACGTCCTGCCCGGATCGGTCCAGGCGATGCTCGCTGATCCCGTCGCCAAGGGCGAGATTTGCGTATGCAAGGTCACGCCAGCTGAAGGTCGGGCGTGCAATGAATATCGCAAAGGTTCCGGCGCCGGCGTGTCGCAATTCCAGACACTGAATATCAAACGCGCCGGCATCGCCGTGAGCACCGCCGGCCAGAAGCCGCTACCCGGCACGAGCAGCAAGCCCCAGCCGGAGGTGGGCGAGAAAACACCGGCAGCAGGCAATCAGGGTCCTCCTCCGGTCGCGCCTGCCGTTACTGCCACGCAGGCAACGCCGAAGCCAACGGCGCGCGCACGGATGAAAGAAGAGCCGGCGGCGCCCAAGGCTTCGGCGGGTGACGCTATACGCATCAACATCGATCATGACGGCGTGCTGATCATCGGCACCGACGAAGGCGTGCTCGAGCTACAGCCTGAACACAGCAAACGCCTGGGCAATTTCATGCTCGGCTCGCAAGGCATTTGGAACCCGTTCTGATGGGTTGGGCGGCAAAACCTACGGAGCGAAGACATGAGCCTGTTTTGTGATTCTGGATACGACCATGACGGCGCGGACTGGTGGTGGTATCAGCCAGCCGACGAAAAGCCGCTTGCGACGAAGCGCAGCCGAAAATGCTGCTCTTGCGGTGAGAAAGTCGGCGTTGGCGACACGGCGCGAAAGGTTGCGCGCTACCGGCCCGCGACAGAGTTTGAAGAAATGCGGGGTATCGCCAGCGACGAAGTGCCTATAGCCGACTGGTATCTGTGCGAGACGTGCGGCGATCTGGCGGACTCACTTTCGGAGCTTGGCTTTTGCTACCACCTCGGCAACGGCGAAAGCCTGAAGCAACAAATAGCCGACTACCGGCGCGACGAGGGAGCGCCGATCTTGACGCACAACGTTCAGCTTGAGCGGCCTGCCGCTGAGGGAGATTGAAGATGGAAGAAGCGATGATTGCGGCAGGTCCGCTCGAAGCGTCAGTTAGGGCGCTGACGCCAACAAAGGGCTTGACGTTTCGCAAGGGCAAGCGCGAGGCCAATGTGCACGAAGTGAATGACGGCATCGTGTTCTATGGCGTGTATCTGGACGGCGACGACTGGCCTGCCGGACTGTACCAAGCCACGCTTGACGAGTGGAACAGGCTGGCGACGCAGGCGGTTGAGAACGGCGCGGAAGTCTTCACGATGGTGCGCCCTAACGCTTAGGTGTGGGGCCTGCGCGGCTTTTCGCGCAGGTCCCACACGACCGACGTGTTCTGCGGCACAGCGCCGCGACTGACAAGGAGAACGACATGGAAGGCAGCAGCTACAGAATTTTGGACATGGGAACGGCAGAAGGCCGCGCAGAGGCCGAAAGCTACGAACGCTCGAAGGCCGAGAAGGTGCGCAGCGGCCAGCAGCTTTACGCCAAGATCAAGCGATCGAGCAAGTACTACGGCCAGGGCGAGAAGGGCGCGCTGTTTGAGGTTTTCGTCGAAGCCGGACACCCGGAGGCGTACCTCGTGCAAGGAGGCCCAGGTGGCCAGTACCGACTGGCGGACGTGAATCTCTACGTCGTGGATGAAGGCCGCGAGGTGCGGATTTCGTGACGCAGAACGCAAAAAGTGAGGGGGCTGAGCCGCTTTTGGCGAAGCTCCCTCTCGACTGACGGGTTGGAGGGCACATGGCTACCAAGACAGAGCGAGCCGAGCAGGCAAACCGATTCCTCGAAGCGATTGCTGGATGCGGACGGAAGTTCTTCGCCCACAACGGGCGGGTTTCGCGTTTTGAGGTCGATGAACGCGGGGCCATCTGGTTTGTTGATGCGTACCGCGAAGCCAAGATTTACACGGCCTGCAAGTGGAGCCGTTGGCGAGGGTTCAGCGAAGGCGGGACGCTGCGAGCGCTGGTGCAACAGCTTTGCGACTTCATTCGCACCGGCACCCCGGCAACGATTCATCTCGGCCCTTGGCCGGAGTGGATTTGCGGCGGCGATCTGTGGGGGTACGGCGGCGACATGGAGACGGTGCGACAAGCGGCGCAGGCTGCCGGGGTTGTGCCCTCCAACGCAGAGCTAAGGGGCCGGCCGCTTGCGGACGGTCCCGCTTGAGCGCCGGGTTATGCGCTGCGCTTGGCAAGGCTGCAAAAACAAAGTGCGCGAACCCGGACCATGTTGGAAGCACGGACGATGGAGATTGGAACAGATGGCGAAACTGACAGAAGCGAAGAAGCGCGAGATTGCGAAAGCGCCAACCGAGCAAGAGAAGGTGAAGAAGGCTGCGGCGGTGATGATTGAGACGCCAATGGACCTGATCCGCTGCATCTTGCAGCGGCACGAAGAAAGCGTGATTGAGGTAATGCGCGAACAACAGCAGGAAATTGAGCGGTTGCGTGAAGGGTTGAAGCTCATTACCTGCGAGCCGATAAATGCGGAGTACATGGCGCAAAACATCCTCGACGGTAAGCCGGCCTATCACGACACGATGATAAAAGTCGGCGATGGTGAGACGGCGCATAACGACAGAGTGGAGGGGCGCGACGCAGCTTCATCGCGGCGCGTCCCTTCGCACGACGGGTTGTGCGGCAACGGTAACTACAACGAGAGGACTGACAAATGAGCATGTGCATCTACCACGGCAACTGTGCCGACGGATTCGGGGCCGCGTGGATTGTTCGCAAGGCGCTCGGAGAGATTGATTTCTTCCCCGGCAAGTACCAGGAGCCACCGCCCGACGTGACGGGCAAGGACGTGGTGATGGTGGATTTCAGCTACAAGCGCCCGGTGCTGCTGGAAATGGCCGAGAAGGCGAATAGCATCCTGATTCTGGACCACCACAAGACGGCAGCGGAAGACCTGCTTGACCTGCCGGCCAACGTGACGGCCAAGTTCGACATGGGGCACAGCGGCGCGATGCTGACCTGGGAGCACTTCTTCCCCGGCGAAACCCCGCCGCCGCTCCTGCTGCACATTGAGGACCGCGACCTGTGGCGCTTTGCGCTCCAGAACACCCGCCAGATACAGGCGAACGTCTTTTCGTTCCCGTATGACTTTCAGGTGTGGGACACGTTGATGGCTGCTGCGCCGGCCACCTTGGCAGCGGAAGGCGAAGCGATCGAGCGCAAGCACTTTAAGGACATGCGGGAATTGCTCGGCGTGACGACGCGGGAAATGGTGATTGGCGGGCACCGTGTGCCGGTGGCGAACCTGCCCTACACCATGAGCAGCGACGCCGGCCACGAAATGGCGAAAGGGAAGCCGTTTGCGGCCTGCTATTGGGACACGCCGAAGGGGCGAGTTTTCAGCCTGCGTTCGACCGACGACGGCGCGGACGTTTCCGAAGTGGCGAAGCAATACGGGGGCGGGGGGCACCGCAATGCTTCCGGCTTCACGGTCAGCTTCGCCCATGCGCAGGCGTTCGAGGTTTGACGCACAACGCAGAGGTCTGGGGAACTTGCGCGGCTTCATGCGCAAGTTCCCCAGGACCGACGGGTTATGCACTGGAGGACAAATGAACGTACCGAACAGAAAAGAAGGCGAAAGCGAACTGGAACACCTGCGGCGCAAGGAAATTGCCTTTGGCATCTGGCAGGGCGACGCGCTTGAACGGATGCGCGACCTCGAAGGCGATCTTGCCCAAGCCGTAGCCGACCGCGACAAATACCGGCTGGCGCTGAACCAGTTGCACGATGCGCTATGGATCGCTCAGCGGTACGCCATGCTGCAAGGGCACGAAATGAACGCCGATGCTTTTGCTCGGGACTTCGCACCGTTCCGCAACGTGATGGCGCACCACGGAGTGGAGCCGTATGCCAAGCCGAAACGGACGAGAAAAGTCGACGGCGGTGGGACGGTGCATAACGTCTGAAATAACAGGCTGGCGCGGCTTTATTGCGCCAGTCCTTGTTAATTGATTAGTTCGGCGGCGTGTCACCAGCGCCGACTTTTGAGAGGACATGAGCATGGAAACGATGAAACAGATGCGAGAACGGATTACGCGCGAAGGCAAGACGCTAGCGCACCTGGCCGCATTGCAGGCGCGCGGGAACGTGGCCCCGGTAGTGGCGGGGAACGCCTGCCCCCGGCGCACGACGTGCATGGTGGAACTGTCCGCGCTGCGCATGTACGAGGGGCGCGGGCGCACGATGATTGTTCCTCACGGTTGCAATCCATTCAAGACGCCGAACGACAGAGTGGAGGGGCGCGACGCAGCTTCATCGCGGCGCGTCCCTTCGCACGACGGGTTGTGCGGCAACGGCACAGAAGTCGGCGCTGGCGACACGGCGATGAAAGGAAAGCAGTGAATGAGTTGGCTCTTTTCGCGGGCGCTGGTGGCGGAATACTCGGGGGCAAGCTGCTCGGGTGGCGAACCGTCTGCGCTGTTGAGCGTGATGCCTACGCCGCACAAGTTCTGGCACAGCGGCAAAACGATGGATGCCTTGAGCCTTTCCCGATTTGGTCTGACGTGTGCAGTTTTGACGGAAGACCTTGGTCGGGAATTGTTGACGTTGTTTCTGGCGGCTTCCCATGCCAAGACATCAGCAGCGCCGGCAAGGGTAAAGGACTCGACGGAGAACGCTCTGGACTCTGGCGCGAAATGGCCCGGATCGTTGGCGAGGTACGACCGCGATTCGTGTTCGTGGAGAACTCGCCAATGCTCACTCTTCGAGGACTCGGAGCCGTGCTTGGAGACTTGGCCGCGATGGGGTTTGATGCAAGGTGGGGAGTGCTGGGAGCTTCCGCCATTGGCGCACCGCACCGAAGAGAGCGAATCTGGATTGCTGCCTACGCTGACCCTGATTTCGTGCGAGCACCCTGGACGTTTCAAGCTCAAAGAGGGGCAACAGACCTGCATAAGCATGGAGTTGGCGAAGCGGGACAAGTGGGCAGTTGGTGGGAAGTACAGCCCGAACCATGCAGCGTGGTTTATGGCATGGCCGGAGTGGTGGACAGACTTAGGCCATTCGGCAATGGACAAGTACCGTCTGTGGCGGCAACGGCATGGCGGATTTTGACGCACAACTTAAATTCAACGACACCCGATGTCGCGTGAACGCGCTGCTCATGTCGCATAACTCGGCACCCATCCACGGAGACCCGCACCATGAGTGAAGTCATCGAACGAGACGCGACAATCGCGCCGGTCAAACGCGACACGCCGGCACCGGCAAAGCCGCCCAAGCTGCTCGACCAGGTGCGCGAGCGCATCTGCGTGCTGCACTATGCTCGCGCCACCGAGAAAACCTACCTGCACTGGATCAAGTTCTACATTCACTTTCACGACCTGCGCCACCCGCGCGACATGGGCGCCGCCGAAGTCGAAGCCTTCCTGTCCCACTTGGCCACGGTACGCGACGTTGCGGCAGGCACGCAGAACCAAGCCATGCACGCCATCCTGTTCCTCTACAAACAGGTGCTCGGCGTCGAACTCGGCTGGCTTGACAGCATCACCCGCGCCAAGCCCTCCAAGCGGCTGCCCGCCGTCCTCACTCAGGGCGAAGCACAGCGCCTGCTCGCTGCCACGCGCGGCACGTCGGGCCTCGTCGTGAGGCTGCTCTACGGCACCGGCATGCGGCTCATGGAAGGCCTGCGCCTGCGCATCAAGGATGTCGATTTCGAGCGCAACCAGATCACCATCCGCGGCGGGAAAGGCGACAAGGATCGCATCACCATGCTGCCCACCAGCATCGTGCCGGTCCTTCGCGCGCACATCGCCCAACGCCGCGCCTGGCACGACAAGGATATGGCGCTCGGCAAAGCCGACGTCGAACTGCCGCACGCCCTCGAACGTAAGTACCCGAACGCCGGGCGTGAATGGGGCTGGCAATACATCTTCGCCGCGGCCGACTACAGCACCGATCCGCGCACCGGCGTCATCCGTCGCCATCACGTCCACGAAAAGACCATCCAGCGCCATGTGAAAGACGCCGCGCACCGTGCCGGCATCGACAAGCCGGCGCACCCGCACACGCTGCGCCACTCCTTCGCAACACATTTGCTCGAAGCCGGCTACGACATCCGCACCGTGCAGGAGCTGCTCGGCCATTCTGATGTGGCCACCACCATGATCTACACCCACGTCCTCAACAAAGGCGGGCGAGGCGTCGTCAGCCCGCTCGATCGCGTTACCACTTAACCCAGGAGACACCACCCATGAACGCACCCCTCCCACCCGACGCAGTGGCCGTCGCCACCCTGCCGGTCGATGCAATCGTTGCCTCACTCAGCAACCCTCGCAAGCGCTTCGACGATGCCTACATCAGCGAACTGGCCGACTCGATCAAGAACCACGGCCTGATCCAGCCGATCACCGTCCGCCCGCTCTCGCTCGATGCCCTGTTTGCCTTCAACAAAACCCGGATTGAGACCGACGAGCGCCCCACCTACGAGATCGTCGTCGGCGAATGTCGCTGGCGGGCCGCCAAGCAGGCCGGCCTGGCCGAGATCCCCGCCTTCTGGCGCGAACTGGACGACAAGCAGGTGCTCGAGATCCAGGTCATCGAGAACCTGCAGCGCCGCGACGTGCATCCCATCGAAGAGGCCGAAGGCTACCAGGCGCTGATCGCCAGGCACGGCTACACCGCCGACCAGATCGCCGCCAAGATCAGCAAGAGCCGCAGCTACGTCTATGGCCGGCTCAAGTTCGCCAGCCTGTGCCGCGACGCGCGGGATGCCTTCTACGAAGGCCGGCTCGACGCCAGCGTGGCGCTGCTGGTCGCGCGCATCCCCGGCGAAACGCTGCAGAAGAAAGCCACCAAGGAAGTCACCTGCGGCTATGACAACCAGCCGCTGTCCTACCGCAACGCCAAGACCCACATCCTCCACCGCTACACGCTCAGCCTGGTGCAGGCCACCTTCAAGCCGAGCGATGCCACCCTGCTGCCCAAGGCCGGCAGCTGCACCGATTGCGACAAGCTCAGCGGCAACTGCCGCGACCTGTTCAACGATATCGACGATCCAAACGTCTGCACGGACCCCGATTGTTTCGAGGCCAAACGCGAAGCGCGCCGCGACCAACTGATCGCCCACGCCGAGAAACGCAAGATCCCGGTTTTCCTTGGCGACCAGGGGCGCCAGGAACTCAATGGCGACACCGAATACGTCAGCCTGGATGCCGAAGTCGACGACGATGCCGAAGGGCGCACCTACCGCCAGATCCTCGGCGCCAAGGCGCCCGTCACCGCCATCATCGAGTTCCCCTACGGCAAGAAAGACCTGGCCGAATGCGCGCCCCTCAATGCGCTGGAAGCTGCCTTACGCAAAGCCGGCTGGAAGCCAGCCGACGCGCCACCAGTGAACACGTCGGGCATGACAGCAGAGCAGATCGCCGCCAGCGCCGCAGACCGCGCCGAACGCGAAAGACAGAACGCCGAACGCGAGGCCGCATGGGCGTGCAAGGAAGCAATGGTCGCCACCGAGAATGCCTGGCGCAAGAAACTCGGCGATACCGTCTGGCCACAACTCATCAACGCCGACCTCGATGTCTCGCGGCAGACCGAGATCGTCCTGCACGCCCTCGCCGCCGCCTGGATGCGCATGCAAGTCGAATATACCGGCTTCGAGGAAGATGCGCTGAAGACCTACCTCGACATCACCCTGCCCAAAGAATACGACGACCAGATCGAACTGAACAACGTGCTGCAGGCGATGCAGAAGGCCTCGCTCGGCACGCTGCTGGCCATGATGTTCGACGAGTTCGCCTGGGACAGCCGCGAGCTGCATGCGCATATGCTCGAAGACGGCCAGCCAGCCCCGCTGCCGCACACCCTGCTCACCCTCGCCGAGGCCTTCGAGGTCGATCCCGACGCCTTGCGCGAACCGGAAGTGCAGCCCAAAACTGCAAAAGCCAAGGCCGCGAAACCCGTTTCTCCCCCTTCCAATGCTGCGCAAGCGCCAGCGTCAAGCGCGCCCCCGGCTGCGCCGGCGAAGGCCCAAAGCCCCGCGAAGAAACCCGCCGCGAAAAAGGCCAAGGCCAAGGCTGATCCAGCGCCGACTACGTCGGCGAACGAGCCGGCTGCGCCGGCAAAAACCACTCCGATGCCGGCGTGGCCATTTCCGACGGGAGCACAAGCCTGATGGCCTCCGTCAATAAAGTCATCCTGGTCGGCAACCTCGGCAAAGACCCCGAGGTGCGCTACACGCCGAACGGCGACTCAATCACCAACATCACCGTGGCCACCACTGACCAGTGGAAGGACAAGCAAACCGGCGAGAAGAAGGAAGCCACCGAGTGGCATCGCGTGGTGTTCTTCGGCAAGCTGGCCGAGATCGCCGGGCAGTACCTCAAGAAGGGCCGGCAGGTCTACCTCGAGGGCGCGCTGCGCACCCGCAAGTGGCAGGACAAGGAAGGCGTCGATCGCTACACCACCGAGATCGTCGCCAGTGAAATGAAGATGCTCGGAGCCAAGCAGGAGGGCGCCACACCGGCACCCGCCGCCGCCTCAACGCCAGCACCTGCAGCAGCCCCGGCATCCGCCGGCAACTTCAACGATTTTGAAGACGACATCCCGTTCTAGCCATGACCGCCCTCGCCCTGCTGGCCAGCACATTCTTCCTGGTCTTCTTCCTCGGCCTGCAGTCCCTGATCGTCAATGGCGGGCACCGACTGGCGGCCTTCTGCAACAGTCTGGCCATCGGCCTGTCGCAGCTCACGCTCTACAAGCTAGCGCCGGACGCCACCGGCATCGAAATCGTCGCCTACCTGGCCGGCGGTCCGTTCGGCGTGGTCTGCGCCATGGAGGTTTTCACCAGATGGAGAAATCGCCGTGGCTGACGAAATCGACATCGCCAACGATCGCGCCGAAGCCGACACCGAGCGCGCAATCGCCGACGCCCGTGACAAAGCCAGCCAGATCCCGGCCGGCGTCGCCGGCGACTGCGATCTGTGCGGCGACTGGTCCGGCCGCCTGGTAGGCGGTGCCTGCGCGCGCTGCCGTGACCGGTACCGGCTGCCCTGACCATGGCTACCCCCACCCTGCCCGATGAATTCTTCAGCATTGCCGAGCTGCAGGCCACCGCCGGCAGTCCGCAGCGAGCACGCATCATTGCCTGGCTGATCAGCAGCAGGGTTCCCCACGTCATCGGCCTGCATGGCTGGCCGCTGGTCTATCGCGATCGACTCTTGCCACAACACTACAGCGAGGCGCAGAATGCTTCCCCTACCCAGACCTTCGATTTCTCCGCCATCCATGCCACCCGCAGGACGCCCGCGCTGCGCTGCCAACAGAGACCTGCCACCGGGAATGATCCGGCGCGTGCGCGGCGGATCAACCCGGTACTACTTCCAGCATCCTGACGGCAGCCAGCCGCCCCTGGGCGGCGATTTCGACGAGGCCGTGAAGAAGTGGACGGCCATGCGCGTCAAGCCGCTCAACGGGGCTCAGGACGTCTTCTCGACGATCGCCAAGGAATTCCGCACGAAGGGCCTGACCGAAGTCTCGCCGCGCACCAAGAAGCGCCTGTCGGCAAAAACTCAGAAGGAATATGAAGCCGCACTCGACCGCCTTGAAGCCGTCTTCAAGGACGCGCCCATGGCCACGATCAAGCCGGTACACGTCGGCAAGCTGCTTGACGAACTGGCCGGCACGCCGGTGCTGGCCAACCGCATCAAGGCCACGCTCTCGCGCATGTGGAACTGGGCGCGATCACGCGGGAAGACGGACCTACCCAACCCTTGCACCGGCGTCGAAGGCTACGCCGAAGAAGTGCGCACAGTCCTGGTCACGGCGGAAATGTTCTGGGCGATCTACGATCGCGGCGACCAGGTGCTACGAGACTGGATGCGTCTGGACATCGTCATCGGCCAACGGGTCAGCGACATCACCAGAATCATGCGCACCGACGTGGTGACTGACGGCGACAAGAAGGATGCGCTGCGGTACCGATCGACCAAAACAGGAACGCTCGGCCTGATGGCCGTCGAGCGCGACCTGAAGGCGCTGATCGAGGAGCTGAAGGAACGCAAGCGGAAGGCGACCGGCCCCTGGCTGCTGCAGACGGACGAGGGCCAGCGAGTAACCCACGCCATGTTGCGCAATCGATTCGACGATGCCAGGATCAAGGCCAGGGAAGATCTCGGCGAGATATTCATCGACTGGCAGATGAGGGATCTGCGCAAAACGAGTCTCAACCAGGCAGCCACGCTCGAGGAGGCGCGCCGACGCGGATTGCATACCGATCCGCGCACAACCGCACGTCATTACGAGGTGCGAATCGACACGCTACCGGGATCAATCCCGATGCGGCCAGAGGAGGCGGAATTACTGACATCTGTCAGTAATTCAGACAAAAAAACGGGCTAGCGCAATGCTAACCCGTTGAAGTTTTGGTGCTGTTGGCCGGAATCGAACTGGCGACCTACTGATTACGAAGCAGAAGCCAAAGTCCAACAAAACAGCAAGTTAATTCAATTCTGTCAGTAATTCAGGCATCGATTATACCCGCGTGGTTGAGCCATTTTCGCCGGAATTACTGACAGAAAATAGCACCGCCCGCGCCTAGTCAAACCCCACCCACCGCCCCTGATCATCCAGCCCCCGGCTGGCCAGCTCCTCGCGGGCGATCTGCTGCAGGGTCTGGTCCATGGTGGGCTCCGGATGCGTTGGCGACGTCGGCAGCAACGCTCTGGTGCCGGCACGAGTCAAGCGCTTTGTCAGAATAATTGCCCCAGGTCCGAGATCTCCCAGTTGGTGATCACCAGCTCGCGGCTGGCGCGGCGCGAGTCGGCGGTACCGACCGAGTAGGTGATCTCCAGGTCGTGCATCACCAGGCCGTCAAAGGCCTCGCGGATCTGCGGATGGTCGTTGATGCTGACCATCATGCGGCCCTTGATGGTGCGCATGGCGCTGGCCAGCGCCTGGTATTCGCTGAAGGGAAACGGCACGCCATAGCCCTCGGTCTGCCAGTAGGGCGGATCGGCGTAGAAGAAGGTGTGGGCGCGATCGTAGCGTGTCAGGCAATCCAGCCAGGGCAGGTTCTCGACGGTGGTGCCGTTGGCCAAGCGCAGGTGTGCGGCCGACAGGCTCTCCTCGATCCGCAGCAGGTTGATCGCTGGCGCGGTGGTGGCGGTGCCGAAGGACTGGCTTTCGACGCGGCCACCGAAGGCGTGATGCTGCAGGTAGTAGAAGCGCGCGGCGCGCTGGATGTCGGTGAGCGTCTCGGGCTGAGTGTCCTGCAGCCACTTGAACACCTGGCGGCTGGTCAGCGCCCACTTGAACTGCCGCACGAACTCCTCGAGGTGGTGCTGCACCACGCGGTAGAGGTTGATCAGCTCGCCATTAACGTCGTTTAGGATCTCGCAGGGCGCCGGCACCGGCCGCAGGAAATAGAGCGCCGCGCCACCGCAAAACAACTCGACGTAGCAATCATGGGGCGGGAAGAGTGGAATGAGGCGATCGGCCAGGCGGCGCTTGCCGCCGAGCCAGGGAATGAGGGGTGCAGACATGGTGAGCCCTCGATTCTGGTAGGCTTCGGCCCGCCACGCGCGTGGTGGGTAGGCCTTGGCCAAGGCTCACAGGTGCATGCCTGTGGGTTGCGGCGACCGGTGGGGGTGGTGACACACCCTGCCGGTCGCCTACTCTTTTACTGCTGTCGTCGGCGGCGTAGTGCGGCCGATCGAGGCCGCAGAATCCCCGACCTCATCTCACCGCCCCGGCGTACCCGTAGCACTTCCGGTACTCATCGGCGAGGGTGTCGGCGTCGAGGGTGAGCCGTCGAAGATCTGCTGCAATCTTGTCTGGAAGCTGTACGAAGGCGGAGCCATCAGCACCGGCGGCACCGGGGGCGGGGCCTTGGGCGCCTCCACCACCAGGCCAACATCCTGCAGCTTGGGTGGGTTGGAATCGCAGGCCGACACCAAAATACTTATCGCGCAGAGCAGCAGTAGCCGCTTTATTGATCGCATCATTCTTCTCCAGTGTGGTTTTAAGTCGATCGCGCTCGACCATCAGCGCGAGGTTGTCGGCATTGACCTTCTTCAGAATCTCCGCCGCGGCGGCTTTCTGATCGGCCAGCTTCTTGTTGATGCCGTCAAATTTCACCTGGTCCGCGACCTTCTGCGCCGTCACGCCGGCAGTGTGCTGCCACTTGCCGACGCCGATCAGGCTGCCCAGCCAGACAAGACCTATCACGAGGATCAATATCGGATTCATGCCACCGCCTCCTCGCCTTCCAGCGCCGCGCACAGCGGCGGCTTGCTGCTTGGCACGTAGTAGCGCCGGTGCGACTTCGGCGGCACGGTCTGCAAGTGCACCCAGCTCGGCGTCCATTGCGGGCGTTCCATCCACAGCCCGATTTCGGCCAGCGAATCCTCGTTTTTCAGGCACCACTGCGCCAGATCGCGCGTTCCGTTGTCGCGCAGGTCGATCGCCTCGCCGGTCAGGTGCGTGCTGTGCGCGGCGGCATTGGCCGTGGCGTCGTTGATTTCCGCCGGCCGCCAACCGCTGGCGACGTGCGTGCCAGTGGTGCGGTCAAGCGCCGGACGCACGTTGTCGGCATACGCCCAGGAGAGCAGCAGGTTCACACGCCCGAGCAATTCGGCGACATTGGCGCGGATCGCGTCGGTCAGCTCGCCGGGGTAGGCCGCGTCGCGTCCCATGTAGTAGTCGGCGGGGATGATCATCGCGGCGCCCTCCGGTCGAACAGCACCCACCCCGCCACTGCCACGATCAGCAGCAGCGGGCCGAACGACAGATGCAGCGCCGTACCCACCGCGCCGCCGCCGAGCAACGCATACGTGCCCGCCAGCGCCACGAAGTGCAGCCGGTGCCCGTCCCAGTTACGCCAGGAGAGCTTCGGCACCACACAGATGCAGCGGGCCAGCACCACCGCCATCGCGCACAGCATCAACACATCCGGCGCGTTCATTGCCCGCTCCGGCGTTTCATCCAGCCCACCGCGAGCGGGATCACCGTCGGCGCACCGCCGCCGATCAGCACCGCCATCAAGAGGCGCAGGCCGCCCAGGTTGCCCGCCAGCGCCGGCACTTCCTGCGCGGCCCAGGCAGCGGCGAACGGGCTGCCGTAGCCGGCCAGCATCGCGGCCAAGAGCGCCGCCGCTCCGGCCTTGATCTTGTCGTCGACCGCATCGAGGAAGATGCTGGCGAAGATCGCCGCCGCCAGCCCGACGGCCAGCGCGTCGACCTGCGCGCCGAGTATCACCGTGCCGGCGCCGACAGCGGCGCCGATGGCGGCAGATGCGTGAGGTTCAACCATCATTCTGTCCTTTCAAAAATAATCGCTCCAGGTCCGCCGGGCTCGGCACCTCATCAAACACCACCGGCCAGCCGAGGGCGATCAGATCGTCGGCAACCATTTCCGAGCAGATCACGCCACCGGCGTTGCGCGTCGAGCGGCCGAACAGGTGATAGATCGGGCGCAGGGCGAACAGCAGGTAGTCGGCCCAGCCATAAGTCGCCTCGTCGGTATCCAGCCTGTGTTCGAGATACTCGGCCGTCACGTCGACCGGGCAGTCGGCCAAGCGGACGTGCGACTCAGGGTAGAGGCCGGGCCACAGCCGGCGACGGCGCAGCAGGTTCATGTCCCAAAAATGCGCGCCATCGGTGAAGCCGACGTGGTAGCACGCCGAGCCGGTGAAGAACTTGGTCAGCGTCGAGGATGGCTGCTTGCCGTAGATGAAGGCAATTTTCACAGCGTTGCCGCCAGCGTGAAGAGGTCGTCGAGCTGCTGGCTGGTCAGGGTCAGCGCAGCGGCCAGCGTCGAGACAAGTGCATTATTTCGCTGCACTTCGCTGGAGAATTCCCAGGTGATCTTCGTCGCTTCGTCGGCAGCAGCGACGGCGGTATTGACCTGCGACAACAGACCAACTTGAAGCAGAGCCAAGCGCGCTTGCCGCATGGTTACGACCGCGGGCACAGCAATAACTTCCGGCACATATTCCGGCAGATCGGGCGGCTGCACATTCGGGAAGTCGGCGCGGACAAAGCCGAAGCGCGCGGCGGTCGACTCGTCCTCGATGGCCCGCCACGTTTGCGCGGCGTCGTCCTTTTCCAGCCGATAGAGCGTGCCGGCCAGGATGCCCATGAATTCAGCGTGAGCCGGCGTGCCGGCAATGGCATCAAGATCAGCCCGTGTGTTGATGACAGTGGATACCATAGCGATTCTCCAAATGGTTAAAAAGGTGGCAAGTGTCGGCGCTGGCCGCATGGCCGCGCCATGAGGCGATAAAACGGGTAAGGCGTTCGGGCTCACCGAAGCGCTGGTAGCGTGCGATCTTGCGCTTGGCGGCCACCACCGAGCGCTGGCGCAGCAGCTTGTGGCGCGGCCAGATGCGGTAGCCAAGAAAATTGATTCCGCGTGAAATGGGCGACACCTGCCATTTGCTGATGCCAAGCCGCAGCCGGCGCGCGCTGGTCTCGCTGATCTGTTCAAACCATTCGCGCAGCTCGTGGGGGTTGGACGACAGAATCACCATGTCATCCATGTAGCGCGCCCAATGGCGAGCGCCCAAGTCGTGATGCACAAAGCGGTCGATCACATCGCCATACACGTTGGCGAATAGCTGGCTGGTCAGGCTGCCAATCGGCAAACCGCGACCGGTATCCGGCACCATGGCGCGGATCAGCTCCAGCGTTTTGCGACACTTGATCTTGCGTGCGATCAGGCCGTGCAACACCGCCAGATCAATCGACGGAAAAAACTTGGCGTAGTCGGTTTTAAGGAAATGCGTCGCCTGCGTGCGGCGTAGTTCGGCCTGAATATGCCGCACCCCGGCGTGTGTGCCCATGTCGGTACGGCAGGCAAAAGTGTAGGGTAGCAGCGCCCGGTCGAAGATTGGCCCGATCACATTCACCAGCGCGTGTTGCGCCAATCTATCCTTGAAATCCAGTGCCGAAATCAGGCGCGGCTTGGGCTCGTGGATGGTGAATTGGCGGTAGCTTCCCTGCACCCATGCACCATCCAGAATGGTCTCGCGGATAGACCGCAAATTCGTCTCGGCGAATTCCTTGAATTCCAGAAACCCCCACGTCTGGCGCTTGCCGCGAGCGGTGCGCCAGTAGGCATCGCGCAGATTGTCCATATCCACGATGCGTTCGATCAGATGATTGGCGCGCTTTGGCATGGTTAAAAGCTGGCCGCGCCGTTCGCCACAACATGGTGGCTACTAGGCGCTCTACCAGACCCCCAAAGGTATTCGCCGAAGCAGGACAACACGGCTGACCACAAGGAATAAGGCCGGCTCGTTGCGCCATGGCAACAACGAAGCCCCTGCGCTACATATCCAAAATCCCTGTCCTCACAGACGCCGCGCACCCCGATGTTGCTGTTCGAGTTCGTGGGCGAGTTGTTCCAGTTCGAGGCACGCGAACCGGAGTTCGACGTGTTGTCCCAGTTGCCCCCGAATAGCGCGGCGTTTTTACCCATGCTGCCCCCTGCGTTTTTGCTTCACAATCCACGCGCCCAACAGCCGCCCCACTTCAGCCAACAGCACCTGCGCTGTTTCGACTTGGTGAGACGACATGCCGCGCACGGGCTTGCTGTTCAAAAACCGCAGCCAGAATCGCAGATGCGCCAAACCGGCATCCGCGACGTAAAGGCGCGAAATCTGCCCAGACTTCCCCGCCTCCACAATCAGTTGCACCTGCCCAAGCAGGCAGTCGATGAACATGGCCCGCGCCGTGCCATGCCGGCGCGGGAGGTTTTGTGCAATCGGGTACAGATACGCAATCACCGTCTCGAATTTCTCGACGATGAGCATCTGCTCATACGACTGCACGGATTCCTTTTCAGGGCTCATGTTCATTCCCGGCGGCTGTCGCCGCCTCAATCAAGAATCATGTGGTCACAGACGCCGCGCACCCCGATGCTGCCGCTCGAGGCCGTGGGCGAGTTGCTCCAGCCCGAGGCACGCGAACCGGAGCTCGACGTGTTGCCCCAGTAGCCCCCGAATAGCGCGGCGCTTTCCATCTGGTAGGTGCTGCCACGTCCGCCCGTGTTGGCTGTCCAGGCTGCCGATGCGGCACCGCCGCCGAACTCGGCACCCCACACGTACAAACATCCCGTGGATTGAATAGCGCCCCACTTGGAGGTGAACTCGTTCCATGTATTTGTGTAGCCTGTGCCGTTGACTCCCGTGGTCGGCACATCCGACCCCTCGCTGGATTGCGCCTCTGTTGTCCCGTAGGCCATGGCCGCAAATTCGTCGTAGGTTGGCAGGCGCTTGCCCCACGACTGCATGACTTCAGCCGCTTCCCACCAGTTGAGCGTGCTGTAGGCGGTCGAGCCATTGCCGCCAAACTTGGTGGGTATCTTCGGCGGGCTACTGCCGTCGGCAATCGTTACGTTGTATTTGCTGGTGCCATTGGTCAGGTGGTCGACGCCACATAAATAGATGTCCGACCAAAACGAATCCGCCACCAGCGTCATGCCGCGCGGATCGGGGCACGCCGGCCGGAATTTCAAGTCCCACAGTGAATAGGCGTTGATCGCGGCCGTGGTATCGCCACCCGCTACGCCTGTCGCGTTGCCACCCGGAGCGTAGTGGAAGCCGCCAATCTTGCGCCAGTTGCCCGCGCCCGGTGCCGACACGAAATCGGTCGTGGCCTGAATGGTGGCATCGGACTTGAGCCAGATGGCGTAATCGGTGCCAGCGGTAAGCGTCGGCATGGTGATCGAAGTCGCGCCAGAGAACGTAACGGTCGTGCCCGCTACATCAATGATGGTGCCGGCCTTGATTTCTGCCGTTCCCGCCCCGGTTTTGGTGAAAGCGACAGTGGTGGGATCGGCTTTGTAAAAACTGCCCCTCGCCGACCCGATGTCCGACAGCAGCGCCAGCGTGCCACTTTGATTCGGTAGTGCAATCGCCCGGTCGGCGGTTGGATCAACCACTGTCAGCGTGGTCTCGAAGGCGTCGTCGGTGGTGCCCTCGAACACCAGCGCAGCACCGGCACCAAGAACAGGCGCGCCGGTGGCCAGATCGCAGACGATCAGCCAGGCGCTGTTTGCCGCATTGCGTATCTTCAGCAAGCCTGTGGTGGTGTCCGCCCACCACTGATACGAATACGTCGTGGCCGGCGCGGTCGCGCCGCTGCTGTTGGCGACCAGCGCCGCGAGGGCGTCGTTGACGTCGGCGCGAAGGGTGGGGAAATTCGCGTTGGCGATGATCATGTCATGTTGCGGCATGGCGGGGTCCTTTAGGCAATTTGCTCAGCCGCGACGCGCAACTGAGTGATCTTGATGGTGTAGTTCTGGTCGCCGCTGGTCAGGCGGGCGCGGAAATCAAAGCCGCGGGCGACGAATTCGGCGGCGTCGAGCCGCTTCCAGGCAGACCACGTCGGGGTGCCGGCGGGGTCGTCGTCGGTCTCGCGCGCCTCGACCCAGGCGTCGACCGGCGCGCCTTCGGTGCCGTCGAACAGGCCGGCGGCATCGTCGAACAGCCCGGCTGTCTCGTCGAAACTGGTCGATACGTTGACCGCCGAGGCGGCGATCAGCGAGGTCAGGCGAACGCGCGACACGACGCCCAGGTCCATGCCCGCCGCGAAGTCATAGGTGCCAGCCGCTGCCACGCCGCCGAAGTAATCGAAGAGGCCGGCGGCATCGTCGAAATTGCCCGTTGCGGCATCGAACAGCGTGTCGCTGCCCAGTTGCAGATCGACGCCATCGACGTAGGTGCTGGAATGCGTGCCGAGGAAGTCGTCGTCCTCCTGCACCGATGACAGCGTGCTCCACGCCAGCGCAGTGGCTTGTTTGGTGCTGATGCTGGCGGCGGTGACGGAGGGCCGGCCGCCGCTGTCTTCGGCCTTGAGCAGGTAGGTGCCGGCCTTGAGCGGCAGCACCAGCACGGTGGCCGTGCCGGCGCCGGCTTCGCCGATGCCGGTGCTGGTTTCCCATGTCGCGCCGGAAAGGCTGGGCGAGTGCCGCGCGCGAATCGCGCCGCCCTGGCGCACATCAAGATCCGGATGCAGCGCGAAGGTGAGGATGGCCAAGCCGCCGGCAGCCTGGATACCCAGCCCCGTGATGTCCGCCGGCGGCGCTGTCAGGCCAAGGATTTCTTTGGCGCGGGTGGCGGAATAGGCGGAGGCCACACCCATCGAATTGCGGGCGCGAACACGGAATTCATACTGCCCCGGCGCGATGTCGTTGATGTCGATCGCCAGCGCGGCGGAGGCCGGCAGCACTACCCACGCGCCCCCGGCGGGGCGGTACTCGGGGAGGTAATCGCGCACGAAGGCATCGATGACCGCCGCCCACGACATCGTGGCGCGGGCTTTGACGCCCGCTGATCCGGTGGTCTCGAACAGGGTTTCGGCGACGTCGGGCGTGCCGGGGGCGGCGATGGTGTCCCACGCCGGCAGGTTGGTGTCCGGTGCCGGATCAACAATGGTCTCGGCGGCCGACCAGGTGTAGCAGGCCGCCGCCTCTTCTTGCAGGGTCAGGTTGATGTTGCCGGCCTCATTGAAGCCCCACCCGGTGACCTTGAACACCTTGGACGTCCAGCCCATCTGCGCGATGGTCAGCATGAGGTTGTCCCAGGTGGCGAGCTTGAAGGCGGAGAGCTTGAAAGCCGCCTGCACGGTGATGCCCTGGCGCGACTTTTCGACCATCATCCGGGCCAGGCGCTGCGCGGTGGCGCTGCTGGTGGTGACCGGCAGGGCGATGTCGCGGAAGATTTGCGCGCCGTCCTGCGTGGCGTAGGTGCTGTTGGTGACGGGCGGGAAATCGCCCGGCTGCCAGTACTTCGCCGGGTCGACGTAGGTGCCCTTGATGGCGTTGTAGAGGTCTTGGCGCGGCACGCGGGCGCGCACCTGGATCGGGCCGGCGAGGTCGTCTTCGTCGAGCGTGACGGTGGGCGATTCATAGGCGCCGACGTGCAGCGTCCAGCGCCCGGCCGGCCAGGTGAGCGCGCCGCCACAGCCGGACAGCAGCGCCTCCATGACGGCGCGCGGCGTGCTTCCGGTGTCCATCACGCCGTTGCAGGTGTAGCGCGCCTCAGTGCCACCAGCGGCGAGGCTCACCGCTTCGTCGCAGATGTTGGCGGCGGCGATCAGCGCGGTGTCGTCGATCTCGGCGGAGGTGCTGGCGAGGCCATAGCTGCCGGCGAGGTAGTCGCGCACGGCCAGCGCGAGGTTCTGCGACCAGACGGTGGTAGTGGTGCGCGGGTCGTAGAGTTTCTTGCCGCGGATGACGGCCTTGATGTTGGGGATTCCGCGCGGATAGACGTCGCCGCTGTAGGTGAGCTTGATGTAGAGGTAGGCGACGCCGCGCAGGCGGTGCGCGGCGGTCCAGCCGAAGCCCAGGGCGACCAGATTGGCGTCCGCCACCTGATCGGTGGCGCCCAGGTGGGCGGTGATGGTTTCGTAGCCACTGAATTTGCTGTCGCTCGACAGATCGTCGTTGAAGTAGACCGATTCGACGGCATCGATCTCATGCCCGGCGATGGCGATCACCATGTGCAGATCGCGGTTGGAGATGTCGGTCGCGGCGAAGATCAGCGGGCCGCTGACCATGGCGCGGCCATAGACGATCTGCCGGTTGGCGACGGACGAACGGATGACGTGGGTGCGGCTGGTGGCTTGGGCGGTGAAGGCCGGCGAGGTCGTCGGCGAAGTCTCCGCGCCTGATCCGACCGCCATGCGCAAGCCGGCACTGACGGTGAAACCGATGACCGATTCGATGCCGGCGTAAGTGATCCACGACACCGAAGCGATCATCGCGTCGGTGATGACGGCAGCGGCGATGGTCTCGGCGGCGAAACTGGATGCGACGGCAATGGCGACCGAGGTAGGCATCAGCCGACCCTCCAGCTACACAGCAGGCCGGGATGATCGAGGCCCAGCAGCAGCGATCCCTCCGGCGCGGTCAGCACCACGTAGCGCCCGACGCAGACGCCGAGGTGGTCTTCGCCGATGTCGTCGCGGAACAGCAGCAGATCGCCGCGCAGGGCCGAGAAAGTCGGCGCTGGCGACACGGCGAGCGTGGCGGTGACCGCCTCGCCCAGCGAGGGCGCGATCTTGGCGATGCGCGCCAGCGCCTGCCGTTTGGTCTTGTAGCCTTTGAACTTCGGCCAGTGGTCCACCTCGGTCAAGGCTTCAACCGCCGCGCAGGCGACGCGCAGGCAGTCGTGCGTGCCGAGCACGTAAGGCTGCTGCCGGGCGGCCTCGATCACAGCCGTCAGGCGTTCGGGCCAGTCGGTGCGGCGGGAGGCACACATCAGCCCATCCCCCAGGTGATCTGCTTTTCGACCATCTGCGGCACGAACTCGAAGCCCATGTCGCCGGGGTAATCGATCTGCTGGTCTTCGTGGTTGTAGCGGCGCACCCGCGGACGATCCCAATCCGCCAGGCGCGATTCGGCGGACACCGTGATGGTGGCGGTTTCGCCCAGCGCGATGTCCATGGTGTCGAGCCGTCCCCAGAAGATCAGCACCGGGTCGGCGATGATGGCGTGCGCGGTGGTCAGCGGCGCCAGCCAGACCTTGCAGGCACGGCCCTGGTACTGCGTGCCGAGCGCCAGCGAAATCGCGGCGGGGTCGATGCCGCTGATGCGAAACGCCAGCCCCCGCGCCTGCAGGTCGGCGCCTTCGTTGATGGCATCGATGCTGCCCAGCCGGCCGACGCCGAGCCAGTCGTAGCCGTTCCAGGCAAACGTCACGGCGGAATTGTTCACGCGCAGGAATTGCGACGGGAAGTCCATTTCCACCAGCACGATGGCTGGCACATGGCCGGCGGCGAGTGCGGTGTCGACGGCGCCGGTGATCGTCCGACTCATGACCACGCCTCGATGCAGTCGATGGGGAAGCTGGAGAACTTGCCGGGTTGGGTGTTCCACTTCAGCTCGTCGTTGGCGAGCATGAAGGTGGCCGTCGGCTTGTCCAGCGTGACGGCGGCGTTGTCGGCGGGCGAGGCGCGCAGCGGCGGCTCGAAGGTGAGCGTCATTTCGCCGGCACCGTTGGCGGTGGCGTTGGCGACGACCATTTTCAGCTCGCCATTGACCGCGAAATAATCGCCGGCCAGCAGGGTCGCGCCGACGGCGCAGCCGTCGATGATCAGCGTGTTGCCGGTCTGCGCCGCGCCCTTCACCAGCGGCGTGCCGCTGGCGGTGCCGCGCGGGGCCGAGCGGGCGAAGTTGAAAAGGTAGAAACGCCCTGCCCGCCCGCGCAGGGTGACCAGGAAGGCTTGCAGCAGCGCCGCGTCGGCCTCGGTGAGGTTCTCCATCATGAAGCTGGCCTTCCAGCGCGCGCCGGGCATTTCGACGGTTTGCACCGCGCCGGACAAGGGCGAGCCGAAGCTCTGCGTGTTCGGCACCAGCGACCAGTCGAGCACGCGCGGGGCGCTGCGGGTGAGCGTCGGCCAGGTCAGGGTCGTCACGCGAAGCTCCCGCCACGACGCATGCTGTTGTGGATCTGTGCCACCGCGGCATTTTTGGCGGCGACCATGGCCTGCATGATCGAGGCCTGATCACTGCGTGAATCGACGGTGATGGCCTGGTGGATGACGACGCTGTTGCCGGCACCGCCCTGCTGCGCCGGCGTGCGCACCGTAACTTCTTCGCCCGGCGTCGCCTTGAAGGCCACCAGTTGCGAGTCGGTGCCGCCGGCGCCGCCGACGGTGAAGGCGCCGCCGCTGGCGAAGCCGAACAGGCCTTTGACGCGATCAGTGAGCGAGCTTCCTGATTTGCTGTCGCCCTTGATGAAGTCGGCGACGGAATTGCCCAGCGGCTCGGTGATGGTCTTGCGCAGA